AGTAGCTACTATATTTTCGTCTATTGATCCTTTTCCCATTAAATCTTTAATCTTTTTCTGGAACATTTAATCCATTCACCTCAACGATTGCATCTGTAATTTCTTTTAAATAGGTCATACCTAAATTTGCAATCTCATCATCTGTTGCATCTGGAACAGCTTCTTTTAAAGTAATTGCAATGATTTTTTTCATTGCAGTTATTCTTTTTGATTCATCTTCAAGCTCTGCGAGCAAATCAAGATGTTCAAATTTCAAAGGCTTAATTTCCAATTCAACTTCGCCTACGGCAAATGTCTTACTTTTTCCAATAAGACTTGATAACTTACTCATTTGGTCCTCCAAAGGTTTTAATTGTTTTTGATTTTGGTTTTGAAAATCCAGCAAGAAGTTGTTCATATTGTTCTTTGATTTTCATTAGTTGAATTATTCCAACAAAATAAATATCGCCATATTCTTCTTTACATAATTTCTTAAATTTTTTTAGAGCCCAGACTGGTATTTTCGTTACTTTGAAGTTTGTGTTTCTCTGTTCTTGAATCTTCTCGACAAATTCTTCCATTCATTCACCTAAAATTTATTAGTTGATGTATATGCGCTTGATGAAGTTAAAGCATTTGTAGTATCGCATGCTTCCTTTTTGAAATTTACAGTTCCACCTGTATCTTCAAAAGGACATTTGAATACCATTGTTGCAGTTAAATGTTCTCCAGCATCCATGCTCTTTTCCAAACTTACAAGATTACATTCTGCATACATTTCTCTATATGCTTCACTCGCAGTAGCAATTGTTTGTCCTGCTGCAGTAATTCCTGTTTCATCTGTCCATAACATAGTGACTCGATAATCTAAAACTGTTGAAGAAGTTATGCTTGTTGCAGTATTTGTTGTCAATCCGTGAAATATCCAATCAAAGTCTTGGTGACTTATTGGGATTCCATCAAAACTAATTTCAAAGTCTTCTCTTGTTCCAACTTTCTTAATTTTTCCACTAAAAGTATCAATACTTTCAATATCAAAATTTCCACCAGAGACGCCTAAGCTTGTAGTTTTTGCTCTTAACTGAACTTCACTTCCACTCTCAGCAGTTACACTAATGTATGCTTTACTATACCATGCTTCGTTTTGTGTTAATGCCATTGTTTATCCTCCATATTTACCTACCTTTTCCAACCTTTTCGATTGAGTGTGAAATTGCCATCTTTAATCTATTTGCAAATTCTTGTTGTAAAAAATCTGCTGTCTTTCTCATGAAACCTAAAGTCATAGGAATTCTTGGAAAGGGATAAGTTCCTCTATCAAACATGATGTGTGTTGGAATTATATCTCCTTTTGGATGGCCTGAAATAATCAATGCTTGATTTTCTCCAATTTCTAATCTCATTGCTGCTTTTAAGGCTCCTGTATATTCTGGTGCAAGATTCATTGCATAATTAAAACCCAAATTTCCACATTCCAAAATTTTATTTTGTGAATCATTTTTTATATCTGTTGCTAATCTTTGTAATTTTTCTTGGATTCTTAACATATCTCTTTGCACTTGGTTTGCATTTATTTTAATTCTCATATTCTACTCCGAAGTGTTAAATTTATATCCCTAAATAAAACTTTCTTTCCATTTTGATCTAATGTCCAACTGATTGGTGCATTGTCTATATCTCTTGCTTTAAAATCTGTTAGTTTAGTTTCGTCTTCAAATAATTTTCCTATCTCATCTGAGACACTTTCAATGTCTGTTGGTTGATCTGAATAAATTGATATTTTTGCTGAGAAAGTTTTTTGACTTTTAGAATTATCAAAAGATTTTTTATCTGCTTTCACATTAATTGCTAAAATTATAAATGGATATCCAGCAAATCCTTTTGAAGTAGGATGAGGCATCGATGCGTGGACCCAATTTGTTTTATATCTACCTCTTGGATCAGTTAAATTATTTTTTAAGAAAGTTTCTACTGAGTTATAAGATTCACTAAATAAGTTTTCATTTGTTATTGCCATGTCTTCGACTATGCTCTTTCAATATTTATTTTTTTTAAACTTCTTGTCAATTCTTTGATTCTGTTTTCAATCTCTTCGAGACGAACAGGTGAAAAAGCATCTCTGCCTTTAAAGATTGACTGATAGATTGTTGAGTTAATCATTTGACGAGTAGCCAATAAAAGTTCTAATTCATCAGCAAGAACATGAGTGCTTGAACCATGAGTATAAGTTACTTTAATTCTATCTTTACCTAAATATGGAAAATTATTTATGAATCTAAAACTTCCACTTTTCAAATCTTCAGCATTTGTAATAAAATCATTTCCTAATCCTTGAGTTAATGTTTGCCAACTTGGAGCGTCTGTTTCAGAACTTGCAGTATTAATAGTTAATGAACTAATTGTTGTAACAGGCCAATTATTTAAGAAATATTCGTCTTGAGTTGAATCTTCTACATTTATATATTCTGATGTGCTGGCAGTTTGAAAATCTCTTCCAGTAGATTCGGTTAATTCGGCTTCTGCTCTTGATAAAATATCTTGAACATGAGAATCAGGAATGTCTGCATAATGATAATCTGCTGTTAAAACAGAATCAGAACTTGCAGTTAAGCCAGTAATTTCACCATCATCTAAATCAATTGTATATGCTGAACTTGTAACAGAAGTCCCATCAGTATAAAGTGTATTAGAAGCAGAAACAACATCATCATGGTCAAGTGAAAAAGAAGCATTTGCTCCGTCACCGGTGCCAACTATTTCTGCTCTTACTTTCGTAACAGCATCTTTTCCTAAACTTTTCCATAATTCTAAGGGTGTTATAAACATTTTTGACTTCGTCTCCCTTTTTGCCTTCGGCAAGGAAAATTAAATAGATTAATATAAAAAATAAAAAATAAAAATTAATCTATAATCGCTCTGATCATACAATAAGCATTTGGATATTTAATCGCAAAAGCAAGTCTCATAGTAGTCTGATATTTGTATTTGTCAGTGACAATATCATAATCAGTCTTCCAAATAAAACCTCTTCTTTGACCACAGATAGCAAACATCTTACTTCTTCCAACAATTGCATCAGCACTGCTTGCACTTCCACTCGCGGAAGTTGTTCCATAAGATAAAGTTGTAGGCAACTGGGTAGTTGTCTTTACCTTTGTTCCATATAGAGTTGCAGTAATTCCTTCTCTTAAAAGTGGGCTTCCATAAGTTTCCATATTCAAGATAGGTCTTGTAGTGCTATCAGTCAACGCTTGAACTTGTCCAAGAGTTTTTGGATTCCAATAAGATACGTCTGGTTGGTCGTGATTGTCTTTCAATATTTCATTCACAGCTGTTTGAACGGCTTTCACAGTTATTTGACTTGCAGTCAAAGAACTTGCTGTTCCATCAGCGTGAGTCATATTGATAGTTCCAATTGCATCAACAGCGTTAGTAAATGAGGCTGTATCTCTCAAACCTGTAAAGTTTGTGCCTGTTCCATAAATCATTTCTGCATCTATAGATAAAGCAATATCAGTTCCCATTTGGTCTACAAACTGGTCAGCAACATTCACGATGTTGTCTTCTAAAACTTCACTTGAAGCTTCAGTCAAAGCAGCAACTTTCTTAGCAGTCAAAGTTATCCTACCATAATATGGTGCACTTGCTGTAATTGTTCCCAATTCAGCAGGCCAATATGCAGTAGAACCACTTGTTACCTTAGGTATATACTTTGTAAGGCCAGCCATCTGTCTTATATCACAGTCATTCATAATCACAGCTTTTGCTTGAATTAAAGCAAGCAATCTATTACTAAACTCATCTGGGACTAAGTATCCACCCATAGAGCCTGTAGCTTCAATTAATGCTTTCATTATATCAGTCATTGTTCTACACCTACTGGATTACCAACACCTTGGCCTGTTTTGAATATCCCTTGCATTATAGCTAATTCACCAAGACTTTTTGTTTTCAAAATTTCCTGCATCTTTTCAAGATCCTGTTCAGGTGATACAAGTCCTCTCTTAACTTCAGCCTCGTTAATTGCTTTTGTAAGGGCATTCGCCAAAATCTCTGTCATAGACGCAACCTTTTTTTCTTCAGATTCTTCTTTAGCTTTTGTTTCTTCAGATTCTTTAGCTTTTGCATCTGCTTCTTCTTTAGCTTTAGATTCAGCTTCGGCTTTTTCTTTCTCAGCCAATTCAGCTTCTTCTTTAGCTTTTGCTTCAGCTTCTGCTTTAGCTTTTTCGTCTTCTTCTGGCATGGTTTTCTCCTTTATATTTAATTCATCACTCTTTATCAACGATAAAGCTTTGATAAGTGAATATGATTTATGAGCCATAGGATATGTAGGTAGTCCGCAACAGGAAGTTTCAAATAATTTTATTTTTCCCCATACTTTTGTTCTTTTCTTCATCATTGTTCAGTTCCTTCTTCAATATATTCTGGTGTATCAACAGGTGAACCACCAATACTAAATCCAATTGGCATCCCTTCTTGTAAAAATTTCCAGAACATTTCTACATCTGGATGAGCGTTATTTAATCTAACAATTGCTTTCAAATGATTACCTTCTTGAAAAGCATCAGTCCAAACTCCCATCATTCCCTTCCAGGAATAAATACCTTGTTCTCCTGTATTTGGATCTCTTCCATGATCAGCAAAGAAAGGAATTGAACCTGTTTTAAATTGTTTAATCATATCATCAACACCGTCTTGAGACATTCTTTCATTCTCTCTATCATTATCTAATCCAGAAACAATAACCTCAACAAATCTATGTTTTCCTTTTTCAATTGTTTTTCCAGCTTTTTTAATGTCACCATTTTCTTCCCACATTTTACTTATAGGTGCCATGAATGAGAAAGATTTATTTCTTTTTAACCATTCATTATATTGAGTTCTTGCAATTGCATATAATTCAGATTCAGTATAAGGTTTTTTAGTTCGAGGATTAGTTTTTCCTTTATTGCTACTTTTTACTCCTTCTAATATTTCATCAAATTTCTTAGGAATTTTAATTTACCTCTACTAATAGGTAGTTAATTATATTTTATAAGTATTATGGAAAATTTACATAAATTAAATAGAAATCTTAATGAAATTTAGGAGTTTAATTTTGAATTCCTCTGATTTTAGAACTCTTGTTTTATACTTCCATATTCCATCAGAAAAGAATAAAACAAATTCAGCATCTGTTTCAAAATACATAACGTTCCCTTTTGTAAAATTATTTAATCCAACTTTATTCTCAACTACTGATACAAATGTTGAGTAGCTAACATCTATAGCATCTGAAAATGATTTTGTGAGGTATTTAAGTTTATTGTCTATTCCATCTTTTGGTTCTTGATCAATTCCTTGTTCTCTTTTTTTATCTTTTGCTTCATCAATTGCTTTATCAGAACCTGTTGGTTTTCCCATAGTTCCTTTTGGAATTCTTGGGTCCATGCCTATTCTTTCTCTTGCTTCCTCGAGAGTAATTGCTCCAACCTCTACAAGAATTCTAATAATTTCTGCTTCTCTCATTTCATCAATTTTATAGCTTCTTTTAAATTGTAAAGCAACTTCAAAATTACTCCATAAATCTTTATTTAAAGTATTTTCTATTCCTTTTTGAATAAAAGATATTTTTTTATAATAACCAGTCTCTATTTTTCCAACAACTTGTGCTGCAGGATCTTTAGCATTTGCAGACATATAATGAACTCTGTGTGGTGGAACACCTAATCCCATAAAAACTTTCATAGTGAAATGTTCAATTAATTTAGCAAATTCCATATCTTTATTGAATTTATTTACTTGCTCATGTGTAACATTCCCTGTTAAAACCATAGAACGATATTTTTCAGTTCTCTTTCTTAATTCTTTTAATTCTTTTTTAAGAAGTTTATAATTTCTGCCGTCTGGATTTTCTTCTGGCATCAGAAAAATAAAGTAAGGAATTCCATCATTTTCAAAATATTTTCCTGCGAATTCTTTAGCAAAGATTAATGTTCCAATATCTGAAAGAATTGGTTCAAGTTGAGAGACTCCGTATGGAAAACCAACAGTATGTAAATGAATTATGTCTTGTGGTCTATAAACTCTTTTTTCTCCTTTTACTTCTTGTGTAAATGAACTAATTTCTCCTGTCTTATCATAATTAATTTTTACAGTTGATGCTTTCAAAACTTGCAAATCTTTTGGTTTATCTGTTTCCTGATTAATTATTTTTACTATTTCACCTTTATTCACTTCAACATTTAATTTTTTCTGAAGATATTTAGTCATGTCTTCCATAATGCTTTTAACTGCATCTGCATCAACACTCAATTTTAAAATATAACCATTTCCAGTAATAAGATAATCCCAAATAGCATCTGTTTTAATTTTATAATAATTTACTTTTGCTGCAAATTTCTGAGCATTTGTTATTTGTCCTTTTCCTTTTTTATCATTTGAACTATATGGATTAAATCTCCATTCATCTGCCATGATATCTTCAACCTGTGCAAACATACAAGCAGATACTTCAGGTGAAGCTTTAACAACTTTATAGAGTGTTTCTATTGTTGCATTTGTTTCAGAACTAAAAATTTCTTTAGCAATTCCAGCAAAATCTGCGTGAGGAACATAATCTATCTCTAATCCTCTAATTGAAGTAGATTTGGTTATTGGTGATTTTTTGCTATCTTTAGCCATCTATTTCTATAAACAACAAGATTTATATATTTTATTGTTCTTTTATGTAAAATGGTTCAAATAGGAAAATATGATTATCCTGATGATGTGATGGAAACTGTGAAAATAAACAAGAAATTAAGAGAAGAAGTTAATAAAATTTTTAATGAGAAAAAAATAAATAAAGGAAAATTAATTGAAGAATTTTATAAAACAATTCTTTTAAGATTCAAAGAAGGAAGTTTAAACGCCTCTCAAGGATACTTGACCATAAATATTCTGCGCAGCCCGATTTGCAAAAGCTAAAGCATCTGCACAATCATCATATTTTCCAGAATGAAATTTTGGTCTGGTTGTTTGTCCTGGACGCAAGTCCATCCTTAAAGCAATTTCATTTAATTCTCTAACTAATTGCTGAGTAAAAGCATAAGATAAATCATCTTTTTTGTTTGGAAGAATTAAATTAAAATTCTCAAATTCTCGACGTAAGTCAGTATACATATTTATTTTACTATCATAAGTTACTTTAAGCATTTCAACTCCTGAAAAATCTCCTTGAATATCTCTTGCTTGTTTATCTCCTAATCCTGTTGCATCAATTATGCATTTAACTGGTTTAAAATCGTCATAAAGCATTCTTAGTTTTTTAACTTGTTCTTCAAATGTTCCTCTAAATCTAATTCCTTTAACAAGTCTTTTTCTATCGGCATTTACTCCTAAAACAATCATTACTACATAATCCCCTTTTGGAGTTCTTGCTACATCATAACCAATATAATATCTTTCATCTTTTCTGCCAAAAGGTAAGAACCCTTCATTTGAAAGATTTGGTTTAAGTATTTCCATAGGAAAAAGTGAATTAGCAGAACTAATTGGAATTAACATATATTCCTGCATATAAGGTAATTCTCCTAACTCTCTTTTTATTTTAGGAATACTTTTTTGAGTGTCTGTATCATAATTAAGCATCGTATATCTTTGAGGCCAAAGTGCTTGTGTATTCATTTCTACTGGATATTCTTTACTAAAATATTCATCATTTTCTTGTAATTCTGTAAGCAAATCAGATTCAGATTTTTTAGTTCCTATCGCTACTACTCTTCCTCTTTTAAGCTGAATTGTTCCTAAGACGGCAGTCCAATAAATATATTTATCTTCATATTCTCCAATCTCATCACAAAGAACATCATCTGGATGCCACATTCTAACAGATTCGTTATAAGGTTTGCAATAAAATATTGAACCATTTATTAATTCTAATTCAGTTGCTCTCCATGAAGCTTCTCTATTTTCTGGAACAAATTGTTTGAGAATTTCATTTCCCTGAATCATATTTTTAATAATTTTAAGAATCATCTTTGCTTGGCTTTCTCTAAATGAAATAATAAGTGTTTCTCTTGGTGCTTGAAAAATAGATTTCCATAAATAATATCCTGCAAAAAAACAAGTTTTACCTGAACCTCTAAAAGCAACAATACAAAGTCTTGGATATTTTTCTACAAGTTTATACCATTCTTTATGATACTCAGCAATTTGAAAACCTAACACACATTCAGCAAAAAAAAGATAATCAAAATAACATCTACTCCAGAAATTCTCCATATTTGTTTCTGAATATCCTTTCGCTTTCTTTAGAATTTCGGAAATAGTTCTCATCGTTCATTCTCAAATACATCAAGCCATTGTTTAGAAATGTTGTCCCAATCAAAAGTTAATGCAAACTTTCTTGCATCTTCTGACATCTTTTTTAATAATTTTTTTTCGCCTTTCCAATCAGCATAATATTTTTCAAGTAATTCGGTAACATGTTTATCATCTGGAATTGCATTTGTAACGCCATTTGTTCCAATTACACTTACAGTTCTTCCATGAGTGTCTTTAAGCATATTGATTAATTCACCTGCTTTAGTAAGTTCAGGGCCTGTTGTATTATCACTCATTAAAAGAGGAACTCCCGCACTTTGACTTTCAATTGCTGGCATGCCAAAACCTTCTCCACCTGTCGGATAAAGAAAAATATCCATTAAATTATAAATTTCATTCATTCCTTCTTTAGAAATTTTCTGTCTTTCTTTAATATCCATTTTAGTTCTTGTTAACATAATTCTTTTTGAATCTGTTAGATCTTCATTTATTTCTTTTTCAAATTTCCAAATTAAAGCATTTATTGCCCAACCTCTTCCTTCTCCTGCTGGAGGGTCAGTATCAGTATGAAGTAAAAGAGAAACATCAGATTTTCCTTTAGCAAAATTAGCAAAACCCCTCATCCAATAAGGTTGCATTTTTCTTATTTGATTTCTTCCAACAAAACCAACAACAAATCTATCATCAATATTATATTTTTTTCTTAAATCATTTCTTTCAGACATAGGATAATATACTTTTGTATCAACCCCAACAAGAATTGGAATTATCTTTTTATTAACTGCAAACTTTTTCATTTGACCTTCTCCAAATTTACTCATTGCAATTATTATATCAGCTGCATCAAACATTTCATCCCAATAAAGAGACCAATCTGGTGTGTCAAGTGGAACATAAGCTATCCATTTTCCTTTCCAACCTTTTTTCTTTGCCTCAAATACTGAACTGACATAACCTAATTGTTTTCCAACATCTGCAAGAGTAATTAGATAATCTGGATTTAATCTTTCTATATATGGAACAATAGTATCTGTCCCCATCTCTGCTCTTCCTGTTGGAAGTTGAATATATCCTTCAGCAGTTTTATGTTCTCTATCAATACTTTGCCAACCAACATGATAAAATTTTGATTTAGGTTTAGATTTAGCCCATCTGCTAAGTAAATTCTCCCAAATGCAACCATAACCTGTAGATGCTAATGGATTGTCGCCATAACTTAAAACAGTTATTTCCATGCGTGAAAAATCCCCCTCTGATTACTTAAACTAATTAAATCTACTTTTTTAAATCCTGCTACTTTCAACATATCTTGAACACATTTAATATTTGGTCCCCACCAATTTGAAGGATCATTATTAATTTCATTTGTTGGATAAAAAATCATTCCCGGCTTTATTTCATTCAAAGCATCACAATGAGTTTCAAGAATTAACATTCCATCTTCTTTTGTAATATCAAACATTACTTGACACATTCCAAAAGGATCTTTCATGTGATAAAGAATTCCTAAACATAGAACTAAATCAAATTGGCCAACATTTGTTGCGGATAAATCCATAATTTCTATTTCCCTATCTTTTACTTTTGATTTAAGAATTTTGTGAGCAAAATTAAAACCTCTTTTTTTTGTAGTAAAAGATTTCAGAAAAAGGGAATTGGTTCCTTTCTGCCACATTAAAGTATCTATTGCTAAAACTTTGGCTCCTCGTTTCTCTGCTTCAAAACTAAAAAAGCCATCCCATGCTCCTACATCAATTACTGATTTACCAGTTAAATCTTCTGGCATTTG